CTTCGAGGTCGGCCTGGGCACCACTCAAAACGTCAACAGCGTCCTGGCCGGCACCGAGGTCTTCTTCATTGGGGACGACGGGAACGACCTCGGCGGCTCGGGACTCACTGGCCGGACCAAGGTTCAGACGAGCGTCGGAACCGCTACCACGATCCCGTGGGACCTGGACAACGACGGGGACGACATCTACCTCAACATCGGTGCCCTGATTGCTGCCCTGGGTACCGTCACCATCACCGTCAACGGCACAATCACGCTCTACTACGTCGAGCTGGGAGACTCTGCATGAGCAACGTTCACAAGTTCAAGAAGGCCGTCATGGCTGCGGCGGGCATCACCGACTACCAGGGGAACGCCATCGCCAGCGCCAGCGGTGGTGCGGACAACCCCTTCACTACGTCCCAGGGCGCAACCGTAGCCCTGGCCACGGAGGAGCAGACCATCCGCAAGAGCACCTTCACGATGGCAGGCACTGTCACGACCGTGCCGTTGGCCAACGGTGGCTGGAACGTGAAGATCGGCGAGTGTGGCCTACTGGAGCAGAAGTTCGTGGTGGGTGCACTGATGGACCTCACGGACGTCACGCTCGGCGGCGGATACACCGGGGCGGAGACCTTCCAGATGTCGGTGGGCGCTATTGCCAACACCAACTCCTCCCTTGTGAGTACCGAGCTGTGGTACGTCAACAACCTCGGCGGCAACTTCCTCGGTTCGGGCCTGACTGGCCGATCGATCAAGCACGCCAGCTGGGACGGCACCAGCGACGCCATCCCGGACATTCTGCGTACCAACCTGAGCCAGGAGCTGTACCTGAACTCGGACGGATTCCCCACGGGGACAGACGGTACCATCACCGTCAACACAGGGACCATCACCATCATCTACGTCGACGTTTCCTGATGGGTGACATCCTTGATCCCGCCAGTCGCCTGGAGCGACTGATCGCCCTCCAAGAGCCCGGCTTCGCCGCGGGGTTCCAAGTCCTCGTGGCGCAGATCAAGGGGTCGCTGGACCTCAAGACCATCGCGGACCTCCTGGCACGGGGCAACCTCGAGGCAGCCTTCACCGAGGCACTCCGGCGTGCCCCGGCCCTGGGCAACTTGTACCTGAACAGCTTCGTGGCAGCTGCCCAGGACACAGCGGGCTTCCTGAACCAGAACCTGGCGAACATCATCGTCGATTTCGACATCACGAACCAGGCCGCGGTCACGATCATGCGCGAGGAGAAGCTCCGGCTCATCCGGGAGTTCTCCCAGGGTCAGCGTGCGGCCACGCGTGAGGCACTGACCGAGGGAATCCGCACCGGGGCCAACCCCATCCAGCAGGCCCGCAACTTCCGGGACAGCATCGGCCTGACCGAGAAGCAGGTCAAGGCCGTCAACAACTACAAGCGGCTCCTCGAGGAAGGCGACAAGGCCGTCTTCGATCGGGCTCTCCGGGACAAACGATTCGACTCCTCGGTACGTAGAGCGTTCGAGGAGGGCAAGCCCCTCACCAAGAACCAGGTCGACAAGATGGTGCGTCGCTACCGAGAGCGGTACATCAAGTTCCGGAGCGAGACCATCGCCAGGACAGAGTCCCTTCGGTCCGTCCACCAGGGGAACCACAACATGTACCAGCAGGCCATCGACGGTGGGGAGCTGGATCAGAACAACCTGGAGAATGAGTGGAACACGGCCAGGGACCCGAGTGTGCGGGACACCCACGAGAAGATGCATGGCCAGACGCGTCGCTTCAACGAGTTCTTCAACTCCCCCTCTGGCGCCCAGACCCTCATGCCCGGAGGGTTCGGGGTTGCGGAGGAGGACATCAACTGCCGATGTGCTGTGGGCACCCGGATCACCCAAATCACTGCCCCTGCCGGAATTCAGGTAGAGATTCTTTCCTAAATCCAGGAAAAGGGTTTCGCCTCTCAGGAGCATCAGCCTATCCTTGACACCTACGTCCTCATGACAGACCAACTACAAACATCCACGATCCTCAAGGTTGACGAGTCCCTTGGGCTCGTCTTCGGCTTCGCCATCGTCTGCAAGGAAGACGGCGAATCCTACTTCGACCTGCAGGGTGACCACATCCCCGAAGGGGTCATGCTCAAGGGTTCCCTGGACTTCGCGAAGAACAGCCGGGTGGCGAAGGAGATGCACAAGGGAGAGCAGATCGGTGACATCACCTTCATGTTCCCCCTGACCACCGAGATCGCTGCCTCCCTGGGTATCGTGACCAAGCACACCGGCCTCCTCATCGCCATGCAGCCTGACTCCACGGAAGTACTCCGGAAGTTCAAGGACGGCGAGTACACTGGATTCAGCATCGGCGGCAATGCCGTCAACGAGCCCCTCTCATGATTGACAAGGACGGCAAGGTAGTTCCCAGCGTCTTCAAGGAAATGACCCTCGACGAGATCAGCGCCGTGGATCGCCCGGCCCAGCCCGGTGCCACCATGAGCATCATGAAGCGGAGCACCGAGAATCCCTTCGCTGAGGAAGACGACGAGGACGAAGAGGGCAAGGACAGGAGCAAGAAGACCAAGAAGCGAGCGATCATGCTCACGCCCACCGACGGCCACACCCACACGCTGGTCGACGAGACCGGCCCGGCGGCTCGCGGCATGGCTGGTGAGACTTCCTACACGAACGACCACACCCATCCCTGGGTCCGCAACCCCGACACGGGTGCGTTCACTGTGGGCATGGCCATGGGTCACGAACACAACATCCTTCTGGATGGTGGCGATCGGGCTTCGGCCGCGATCACTCTCGAAAAGGTTACGGACGGGACGCCTGAGCCCACCGAAGCCTCCAAATCCACTTCAGGCGTTCCTACCGCCGATTCCATCGGCACCGTTCCCAACGAGGTTGACATGACCGAGAAGAACGAAAAGACCGTCGCGGATGAGGCGGTCGCCAAGCAGCTGGACGAGCTGACGAAGCGTGCCGAACGCGCTGAGGCCGTCTCCGAGCTGACCGATGCCCAGCGCGGCATCTTCAAGTCCCTGGACGCGGATGGGCAGGATGCCTACCTCGCCCTCTCCCCGGATCAGCGTCAAGCCGAAGTGACCAAGGTCGCCGACGCCAACGCCGTGGTCTACACCGACGCCGATGGCGCCGAGTACCGCAAGAACGACGATCCCCGCCTCGTGGCCCTGGCCAAGCGTGCGGACGTCGATCGTGTGGCTCGCGAGGCCGCCGAAGCAGCGACCGCCGAAGGCGACCTGCGCAAGCGGGCCGAAGAGCTGAAGCACCTCCCCGGTGACGTCAGCGTTCGGATGTCGATGCTGAAGGGCATCGACGCGCTCCCCGAGGCTCAGCGCGCTCCCGCGCTCGAGGCTCTCAAGGCCCAGGACCTCGCACTCGGCGAGGCGTTCAAGCGTGCCGGAACCAGCGCGGTCCCGGAGCAGGCGAACCCGCTCGATGCCATCGCGAAGCGTATTCGCGAGGCGACCCCGTCCCTGTCGGAGCACGAGGCGATGGCCAAGGCTCTGGAAACCCCTGAGGGCGAGGCGGCTTACGCCAAGTCCCTCGGCCTGTGATCTCAAGGAGCACCTGAATCATGGCTACCTCTCAAGCTGTCAAGCTGATCTCCGGCGAAGCGGGTACCGCTGTCGTCGTCTACCGCCTCGTCACTCTCGCCGCTGACGGCGCGTGGGACCACACCGGGGCCGACGGCGCTCCGGACGGTGTCTGCGCCGAAACGCAGGCCACCGTGGGCAAGGTCTTCCCCATCGCCATCCCCAACGGGGCTGTCGTGAAAGTCGAATGCGGTGGCGCTGTCACCGCGGGCGACAAGCTGGAGGCCATGGCCGACGGCAAAGTCCAGGACTACGCGGGTGGTCTGGGTTCGAGCTGGATCGGCAAGGCCCTCGAAGCTGGCGTCGATGGCCAGATCATCTCCATCCTCTTCTCCCCGGATCTCGATCAGGTCGCCTGATCGTCTGACCGCCAAACAACAAGGAATCAACAATGCCTTTTTCCCAACCGTCGCGGTCCGACGTTCACGTCGACGGCCCGCTCACCAGCGTCTCGCTGGCGTACATCCAGAACGCTGACGCGTTCGTCGCCGACCGGGCTTTCCCCCGGATCGGTGTGGCCAAGCAGTCCGACAAGTACTTCACGTACGATCGCGGCTACTTCAACAGGGCAGAGATGGAAAAGAGAGCACCGGCAGCCGAGTCCGCTGGCGCGAACTACGCCATCAGCACGGACTCCTACGGGTGTGACGTGTGGGCCCTCCACCGGGACGTCGCGGACCAAGTCCGTGCCAACGCCG